AACAACAAGACCCGCACATCCCGGAAAAAACCCAAGACCTGGAGAACAAATTGACCCGAAAGCGGGAAGAATTTCTCCTGAAGATGCGAAACAAGAAGTAATTGATGTTATCTTAAATTTATTGAAATAATAAAATGGCGAAGATTAAAGAACAAATAGATTACGGGGATAGACCCGAAAGAATGGACCCAAGATTAGAACGAAAACTGGGAAGTCCTGAAAGTTTGTATGCGAAGAATCCTGCAATGAGAAAGGGAGTTGCGGATGTTCAAAGATTGGTAAGTTCAAGATTCGGTAAAGTTGCCGATAAGTTGAAACAAGTGACTGGAGTACAGGACCTTAGTTCCCAACAAGTTCAAGGAATGCTTTTTCAAGAAATGATGAGTATAGTTCCAGGAATAACAAGAATCGAAGGCCGGAATAGAGAAGAATTAGAACAACTCGCAATCGACGCATGTTTAGAAGAAACTCAAGTTCCTACTGATTGGTTTACGATTGAGGCATTATTGAATAGGTCTCCTATTAATATTTCGGACTTCAGAATGCAAGCTACTAAACCAAAGAAAAAGGAAGATGAAGAATCCCCTGAAATTCCTTCTTTTGATGTTGAAGATTTAACTGATGAAGAAGTAATGGAGTTGGAAATTCATAAAAGAAATATGATTAACGCTCTTGTTCAAGGAGCCGCAAAAAAGGGACATTATATTTTTCAAAAACCTGAAATTAAAGAAAGGTTGGATGAAATTGACCCACAATTATATCCCGCTTATTTGAAAATTATGTCAATCAATGATTTCATGTATTTTTCTATGGAACAAATGATTGAAATGATGTCTCAAACAGGTAATGGTGTTGCTGGAAAAGTCAAGTTAGAAAATAAAGATGAAGACGAAGATGATGATGGAGAGGGTGAAGATGAACCTGATACAAAGATTGTCGCTCAAGGTTTAATATTCCCAATTTTGTGTCACGAAATAATCAAAGGGTTAGAGGAATCTATCGCAAGACACGGATTACCTGAAGACCCTGAAATGTCTCAACAAGTTAGAGGAGTAACGGATGTTTTATCAAACGAACCGATGCAACTTAGAATTGGACCTGAAATTGTTGAAAAATTAAGGTTTGCATTACCTGACGAAATGTATGATGAAGTAAACAAAGGGTTGGTACCTTGGTTTTATTCAATTCTTTACAAGATAGAAGCTAAAGAATTTTTAGATATTATTGGTAATGCAATTTCGGAAGATGAATCAAAAGTTAGAAAGGCAACTGCAAAATTCAAAGAAATTATGAAACAAGCTCAACAGTTAAAGAGTGAGTATGATAATTTCAAAGGAGAAGAAGGTTCCGAAGATGAAGATGATGATTTTGACCAACTGTATAGAGATTTGGGAATTCCAAGACCATAAATCAGAATATGATTTAACTGTGTGAACAAAGAACAATTAATAATAGAATATACGAAGTGTATGAGGAATACCCCTTATGCACTTCGTACTTATTTACAGACATACGATAATACGGTATCAAAGTATGTCCCATTAGAACTTTTTCCTGACCAAGTTTCACTACTTGAAGATTACGAAACCCACAACGAAAACATTGCGTTAAAATACAGACAAGCCGGGGTTTCAACCGTAACCGCAGCTTGGGCTTCAAAAAAACTTGCATTTGCAAGAAAAGAAAAACCTGAAAAAGTTCTAATCATTGCCAACAAGTTGGATACTTCAGTTGAAATGGCTAACAAGATAAGGGCATTTATTGAACAATGGCCTAGTTGGGTTTCAATCGGGTTTTCGGTAGAAAAAAACTCTCAAAGACATTTCAAACTTAATAATGGATGTGAGGTCAAAGCGGTGGCAACATCCAAAGATGCACTTAGAGGTTATACGCCAACAATTCTTATTTTTGACGAAGCAGCCTTTATCGAGGCAGATGGAGACTTTTGGTCTGCTTGTATGGCCTCACTATCTACTGGTGGTAAAGTTATTGTAGTTTCTACACCAAACGGTTACGATCCAATATATTACGAAATCTATGACCAAGCATTAAGAGGAATGAATGATTTCAAAATCTCTGAAATGTTTTGGTATCGAGACCCTCGTTATACCAGAGATTTATACATGGTAAAGACAAATGATTTGGTTCATTATCTTTTGAATAGAGAGGATTACCCTGTAGACACGGTTATTTCTTTAACTAATGATAATCCCTACGAAAGAGACCATACGATTGTAACAGATTATATTTCTCAAGGATATAAGCCTTGTTCCGCATGGTTTGAGGGGATGGTAAAAAAACTCAAGTACGATAGACGTAAAGTCGCTCAAGAACTTGAATGCAACTTCTTGGGATCGGGTGATAACGTATTCGATTCAGAGTTAATGCAAAACATTTCCAAAAACCAACTGAGACCACCACAAGCCAAACTTATGGGTAATGCTCTGTGGATTTTTAAAGAACCTGTAAATGGTCATAAATATGTTATGGGAGTTGACGTTTCTCGTGGTGACTCTGAGGATTTTTCATCAATCCAAATCATTGACTTTGATGAACGAGAACAAGTATTAGAATACGTTGGAAAGATTCCTCCAGATGTATTAGCCGAGATTGCCTATAAATGGGGGACAATGTACAATGCCTATTGTGTAATTGATATTACTGGAGGTATGGGAGTTTCAACAGCAAGAAAAATGCAAGAATTACAATACCAACCTGGGCTTTATGTTGACGGAATTGACACATCCAATAAATGGAAGTGGGACCCTAAAATAAATGATAGAATCCCTGGAATTAACTTTAATACCAAAAGAGTTCAAATTATTGCTGCGTTCGAGGAGGCTGTGAGACACGGGTTCAAAATTTATTCTCATAGAACATATAATGAGATGAATACTTTTATATACATTCATGGAAGGCCTGACCATCAAAAAGGACAACATGATGATTGTATTATGGGACTTTCTATGGCATTGTATGTTGCGGAAAAATCATTTCAATCATTAACAAAAGTTGTTAATCACACAAAGGCGATGTTAAATTCGTGGGCATCGGTTGTAAATGAAAATAAAAACAGTTCAGATTTTTTTAATCCTATGGTATCTCAAATGGGTAGAGACCCAAACCTAAATAATAATGGAGCCAGTAAAGCGGATTATCAAAAATATGGTTGGTTATTTGGTGCCAAATAACTATTTATATTATCAGGGTAAATAGTAAAATTACGTATGGCAGAACAAAATATGACAGTTTGGCAAAGATTGTCACAAACATTTGGACCTAATTCACTTCTCAATCAAGACTATCCGACATTCAAGTTTGATAAAAAGGAACTTCTGCGAACCAAAAGTAGAGAAGAATACGAAAAAGAAAAACTCCAAGCACAACAAACATATTACCTTACCAATCAATGGGCTAAGGTAGAAAACAATCTTTATTCTCAGGCGATATACTATGAACCGACAAGATTGTCGGCACAGTATGACTATGAGTCTATGGAGTATACTCCCGAGATTTCCGCAGCATTAGACATCTACGCAGAAGAATCCACAACAACAAATGAGGATGGATTCATTCTTCAGATTTATTCTGAATCAAAAAGAATTAAAGGGGTCTTAGCGGACTTATTTAATAACGCCTTAGACATCAACACCAATTTACCTATGTGGACAAGAAACACATGTAAATATGGTGATAACTTTGTATACCTGAAATTAGACCCTGAAAAAGGAATTGTTGGAGTACAACAATTACCGACTATTGAAATTGAAAGACATGAGGTTGGAGCAAGTGGTAAAATATCTGTCGATGTAAAAAATGAAGTAGATAAAGATAAAAAGGCGTTACACTTCACATGGAAAAATAAAAATATGGAATTCCAATCTTGGGAAATTGCTCACTTCAGATTATTGGGTGATGACAGAAAACTTCCATATGGAACTTCCATGTTAGAAAAAGCAAGACGTATTTGGAAACAACTTTTACTTTCCGAAGACGCAATGTTGATTTATCGTACATCAAGAGCCCCTGAGAGAAGAATGTTTAAGGTATTCGTTGGAAACATGAATGATGATGATGTTGAGGCTTATGTACAACGTGTTGCAAACAAATTCAAGAGGGAACAAGTCGTTGACAATAAAACAGGTAATGTCGATATGAGGTTCAATCAAATGGCGGTTGACCAAGATTATTTTATACCTGTTCGTGACCCAGCGGCTCCTGACCCAATTACCACATTACCAGGAGCAACTAACTTATCTGAAATTGCCGATATTGAATATATTCAAAAGAAATTGTTAACCGCCCTTCGTGTACCAAAAGCATTCTTAGGATTCGAAGAAGTTGTTGGTGATGGTAAAAACTTGGCGTTACAAGATATTAGATTTGCTCGTACAATAAACAGAATTCAAAAAAGTATGATTTCCGAGTTAAATAAAATTGCAATTGTACATTTATTTTTATTAGGGTTTGAAGATGAGTTACAAAATTTTACATTAGGATTAACTAATCCGTCAACTCAAGCAGATTTATTAAAAATTGATGTTTGGAAAGAAAAAGTGTTATTATATAAAGATTTGGTTGCTGACCCAGGAAACGGTATTCAAGCTACCTCATCTACATGGGCTAAAGAACATATTTTTGGATGGTCTGATGAAGAAATTAAATTGGATTTACAACAACAAAGACTTGAAAGAGCGGTTGGAGAAGAACTTAAAGCAACTCCTACGGTTATTAGTAAAACCGGAATTTTTGATAATATTGATAAATTATATGGGGAATCCTCAGGTAGTACAGGAAATGCGTCAACTACAGGAGCTGAAGGAGCACCATCAGAAGGTGGTTTTGAGTCTGCTCCACCAGCAGGTGATGTTGCACCCCCTCCTGCCGAACCTCCCGCAGCTGAAATAACTCCTGAATCTAAAAAAGCTAACATGAATATTTTATTGGAACAAAATTTTGATAAGCATTCAAGATTTTTAAATTTAAGTCAAGGACAAGATTCTTTAGGAGAAATATCAAAAGAATTGGATAAGTTGTTAAACTCGTAATATTTATATTCAAAACAAACAAAATGACTTTTGGAGAAATTAAATCTATTATTGAAAATAATTTATTAAAATCCTATAATAATAAACAGGAATTTAAGAAATCATTAAAAGAGTTCAAGCAAGATGTGTTGAACAATAAAAACATGTCACGTCTATATTCATTATATGACCAACTAACAACACCTCAAGGATTAACTGAAACAGAGGCAAAAGATTTTTTGGAAGAGGGTATTAATTTAATACAAAAATTGACTCCAACAATTAAAACAACAAGAATATCATCTAAAAATGTGTCAAACCAATATATTAATATTGATTCTTTG